AAAGGAGTGGCTATACTAGCGTGGAAGGATACAGACTTCCATGACGATCATCATTATGTAGTTATGGCTCAAAATCAAAAGCTAGAGTTTGTCACATGGACTTGGGCTAATGGTGGCTTTCACAATGGACACTACTATAACGATAATGAGCTAAAAGCATGGTCAAACTATAAGAAGCGCACATAATGACTAAACGATATATTAACCCGCAATTTGTAAGCCGTGAAGTGCCTAAGAAAGACTTACAAGGCATACTTAAGGCCATGCGTAAACATCCCGCCATGACTGTAGAGAAGACCACAGGAGGATACACAGTCACAGATACTAATGGAATTCTGGCACTACAGGCCATGGTAGGTAATTATGCGTATCTAGTGCGCTTCAATAAAGGCTGGTTTAGTCACGTATAACACTAGATTTGTGTTTTCTGATTGGCTTGAGTTACACTTAGGCCAATTACATAACGCAAACATAAACAATAACTGAGGTATCACCATGTTACTAGGCACCAACAAAATTAAGGTTAAAACTAAAGCACCCAAATCACGTGGGTACATTATGTATCAAGGCCCATCAATGCTCACAGGCGCTGAAATTGTAGTCATTGCTACTATGCAAACCACTAATGATAAAACTGGCGACATGGTACAGACATGGATACTGGACGCGAATACAAACCCCGTGGAAGCTATTAAAACAGGCGCTGATGAAAACGTGTGTGGTCATTGCCCTCACCGTGGCACTACTTGTTATGTAAATGTAGGTCAAGCGCCTAATGCCGTATACAAGGGCTTTAAGCGTGGTATATATCCACAGTTTGACATGGCTTTACATGGCGCCTATTTTGCACACAGAAAGACACGTTTAGGCGCCTATGGTGATCCAGCCGCAGCACCATATACCACCATGGCCTTAATTGCTGGTTTAGGCCTAGGTCATACAGGATATACGCACCAAATAGCGCATAAGGGCTTTGACAAGCGCTTTATAGACTTGTGCATGGTAAGCGCTGATACGCCTAAGCAAGCCCGTAAATATCAATCTATGGGCGCTCACACGTTCAGGGTAGCATTAGAAGGCGATAGCCTAGCAGAAGGCGAAATAGAATGCCTAGCAGATAGTGAGGGCTTACAATGTGTAGACTGTGGCCTGTGTGATGGTACCAAAAAGAATGTCGCCATTACTGTACATGGTAGCGGTGCAAGTAAATTTAAATCTGCTATGGTTATCCCTAGCACTATGGTGGCTTAACATGTATCTAATTAATGATTTAATGCTAATAGGCGCTATTCTCATGGCGCCTGTGGTTCTAAGCTATATACTTTATAAACTAATGGATAGGTAACACAATGAAAGTATCAGTATACAGAAATTTACATAACGGCTTAATAAGTATAAAAAGCGATTCTAGTGGCCTTGTGTTAGGCCATGCGGAAAGCGTAGATATAGCATGGGCAGACTTTGTTGTTAACGAAGCGGGACGCCAGAGAGTGCTTAAGGAAAAGCAAAAGAATGTACATGCATACGTGAAAGGCCTACTATTGAATACTATAGGCTTTACGCCATACAAAGGACGCTATTTGCAAAGATGTACAGCCTTAGGCGCTATACATTCAACGTATAAGGATACAATAGTCTCATATAACCCATACAAAGCGCCTCACTTTGTCATTAAAGGCACAAGCGACAAAGTAAGCAAGGCAAAATTGTGTACTGTGTCACATGATGGTACTATATCAGGCTATGGTATTGAATAACTAAACAAAGGAGGCGCAAGCCATGTTAGAAGCTATTATCAGTCTAGTATCGTTTATTATGTGGCCTATAGTATTATGGGTTTTGTGGGCATACCTCACAGAATCACCAGCCAATAAACAGTTTAGACGCGACCAAGCAAAGAAAAATAAAGCACGTAACAAAAAAAAGAGGTAACACAATGAAAGACTACAAACACAAGCGCCTACAGGCCTCCTGTGAGGTACGCAAGCAAGAAAGGCTAGACAAGTACCTTAGCATAGGCTTAAGCGCCTTAGGCGGCTTAATAGGCCTCTTCTGTATCATTTACGCTACACACGTGGCTTTAAACTAAATATAAAAAAAGGATAAATTATCATGGCAAAGTATCAAAAAACAGTAGACATTTGGTCTTTAACACAAGAGCAGAGAAAAGGCCTACAGGCAGGGCAATGGATAACAGCGGGTAAGGGTGGTAAATTTGAAACCAAAGGTATCTGGTGCGGGGTTGGTAAGAGTGGCAATGATGTTGCTATTTGGTTAGGGAACCTAGCAAGTCGCAAAGGCGCTGCTAGACTTGAGCACATTAGATTTATGATGCAATATGCAAGGGGTTAACCATGAGTACACTATTAACCAAACTTGATGATATACAGTATGATTTTAATTTTCAATTTGCTATCGCCTTAAGCGACCCAGAACTAGTGGTTGCTAGTTTACGTGATCATGGCGTAATGATAGACATAGCAAAAGCTAATGAGCTAATAGTAAACCTAAAGAAAGGAGGCGCAAGCCATGAGCAAAAGTAAACTAAGCACTCAAGCGACCGAAGTATACAATACTCTGCTTGAATTAAACTGGAGTGAACCATACTTAACGCTTGAGCACATACAAGCAACCACAGGCCTAGGGCGCTCTAAATTAGCGCCTGTGCTTGCCGAGCTTATAGGTGATAGTAAGGTATTACATGGGAATGAAGAGGCCTTAGGCGAGCTTATAGAGACCTTCACGCCTAAAGTAAAAGGGGTTGCATATGGTTACCCATTAGATTATTATACATTTGATGAATGGATTGAACATAAACTTAAAAATGAGGTGACAAAATGAGATGTAAAGCGTGTAACGTCATATTGAATGACATAGAATTGAGTAGAAAAGACAAAGATACAGATTTATTTATTGATTTGTGCGGAAAGTGCTTGACATACTCAAATGAAGCAAGTTATAATGTTGACTTAGAAGTAGACATTAACATAAACGAAGTTAAAGGGGATAGCCCATGGCTAATTCAACAATAAATATTGAGATTGATGTTCTAAATGAGACTGTAATGCTCGAAATTGAGGTAGTATGGCACATGAGTGTCGCTGGTGAGCTTACAATTGACGACTTTTATGGTTACCACTTCAACTATAAGACAGGTGAATACACACGTATTCCTGAGTGGTTGCATAAGATCATTGAGACTACTCAACTATTAGAGGAGGAGTATACAGACCTAATTGACCTTAATTGTGATGAAAGGACATATTGAGGTTGACAAGGTTTAACACGTTTGGTATAATATACCTAAGAACAAAAGAAATTCTTTTAGTTAATTCATAATGAATCAATTAAAGTTTACCTTAAGACTCTTAAGTAGTTCATATAAACTACATATTAGTCTTTACCCTAGTGCTTGGTCAATAATGGTCAAGCCTAATAAAACCCATAAAGGATAATTTTATGTCAGTAATTAATGGTAGTGCAGCATTTGTCAATCTAACAGAGCATGAGCTTTATCAGGGGCAGTCAACTGGTAAGTATTCATTGACAGTTACCCTAGACGATGCGTCAATCACGCAGCTAGAGGCGCAGGGCGTTAAGATGCGCACCTATGAGGGGCAGCAGCAGCGCAAGTTTGCCTCTAAGTTCAACGTGCCTTTATATGAGGCCAATGGTGACGAGTTCATGGGCGCCATTACACGTGGTTCCTTGGTACGTGTACAGTACAGCCTAGGTGATGAGCACCCTGTACATGGCTTTACCCCATACCTCGATAAGGTCAAGGTACTGGAGCTTGCCACTAGCAACACAGACGAGGACTTCTAAGGCCTCTTAAGTTAACCCCTAGCCCTACTATTCCCCTTAGGGCTAGGCCTCTTACAACGCACCACAGGAGCTTACAGAGCTATATGCGTAAAGAACAGACAGAGAGTACCTTTGTAAAGCATGGCCCTTGTTCCTCTTGTGGTTCATCGGATGCTAATGCTATTTACTCAGACAATCATCAAGTGTGCTTCTCATGTAATGCGTACATACATGGTGATGGGTCAGTAGTTAATACTAATAAGACAAGAGCGAGGCCTTTAGAAATGACAGGCACAATAGCAGCTATACAGGATAGACGCATAAGCATGGATACAGCCAAGCGTTATGGCGTCACAGTAGAGAATGGTGAGGATGGTAGCATTAGTAAGCACCATTACCCATATCACAATCAGGAGGGTAACAAAGTAGTTGGCACTAAGGTACGCAATGTAGCGACCAAGGATTTTTATGCCACAGGCGACCTAGGCAGTGCTGGCTTGTTTGGTCAGCAATCTTTTGCAGCAGGTGGTAAGTACATAACCATTACAGAGGGTGAGATAGACGCCATGGCAGCGTATGAGATGAATGGTGGTTTCCCTGCCGTATCTATTCGCTCAGGCGCCAACAGCGCAGTCAAGGACGTTAAGGCCAGCCTTGAGTACCTAGAGACATTTGATAAGGTAGTCATATGCTTTGACTCAGACGAGGCAGGTATCAAGGCCGCACAGGACGTTCTACCGCTGTTTAGCCCTCGTAAGGCCAAGGTATGCACCCTGCCCCTTAAGGACGCTGGCGATATGCTCAAGGCCAACAGGGTACGTGAGTACACTAAATGCTGGTGGGATGCCAAGGCCTACAAGCCTGAGGGTGTTGTAAGCCTAGGTGACCCTGACGTATGGGATAAGTTTCTTAAGCGAGGTACAGAAGAGGTAACACCACTACCTGCAAGCTTTGGTAGTCTTAATGCCATGATGAATGGCGGTATCGCAGCAGGTGAGGTGACAGTCATAGGCGCCCTAACGTCCATAGGTAAGACCACTATGGTTTATAACCTAGTGCATGGTATGTACGTAGAGAGTGCTAAGAAGATCGGTTGTGTGTTCCTAGAGGCTGACGTTGGCGAGACAGTAGAGAAGCTACTATCAGTGTACATGGGTACTAACATTGCAGATGTATCTAATGAGGACAGGGATTACAATCTGTACCATGAGAAGTATGACGAGATGGCAAACAGTGACAAGCTACACATCTTAGATCATCAAGGTGCGTTAGAGGCTGACGAGTTATTTGCTAAGATGCAATACTTGGTTAAAGGCTTAGATTGTGATATAATAATACTAGACCCCCTGCAAGCAGCGGTGACCAGTAATGAGAATGGAACCATTGATGCGTTCATGGACAAGTGCCTTAAGCTTGCCAAGAATACAGGTGTTAGTATTATCATTGTTAGTCACATGCGTAAGCCACACGCTAAGGACGCCCACGATGTAGGTGAGTATGACTTGAAGGGCAGCGGTTCAATCAACCAGATTGCTTTTAATACTATACTCCTGTCAAGGGACAAAATGACGGACGATGATTACGCACGTAACTGTACTCAGGTGCAACTAGTTAAGTGTAGGCGTACAGGACGTACAGGGGTAGCTGGCTGGCTCTTTTATGAGAACCATAGCAGTCGCTTGGTAGCTACTCAGGCACCTGAGACTAAGGCAGCTAACGCACATGACGATTTTTAACTAAGGTGACCTATGACTAGATTAATATTCGATATAGAGACTAATGGCCTAGCGCCTACAAAGGTATGGTGCATTATCACTAAGGATATTGACACTGGCGTCATAAGCTCATACGTAGAGGGCCAGTGGCCTACATTTAATATAGCAATAGCACAAGCACAGGAGGTTATAGGGCATAACATTATAGGTTATGACATACCAGCATGTGAGAAGTTACTAGGCACTGACTTTAGCGCCTGTAAGATCACAGACACATTAGTCATGTCAAGACTAGCAGACCCACAGCGCGAGGCACACAGCCTAGGACACTGGGGCGAGAAGCTTGGATACCCTAAGGGTGACTATAGTGATTGGACTCACTACACGCACGATATGCTCCTTTACTGTGAGCAAGATGTAAACGTAAACCATGAGGTGTACAAAGCTTTACTTAAAGAGCTAAAGGACTTTAAGCCTGATAGCCTTGAGCTAGAGCATGGTGTACAGCATATCATACAGCAGCAAATTAGAAACGGCTGGCTTTTGGATTCGCCAAAGGCTAGGGATTTAGTAGCGGAATTACAGGAGAAGTCATATGAACTTGAGGAAGTTGTCCAACAAGTGTTTTTACCTTTACCTACGTACATTAAGGAGATTGTTCCCAAGCTTAAGAAAGACGGCACCTACAGCATCGTCGGACTCAAGTTCCTCGGTGAAAGATGGGAAGAAGTAGGTGGGCCTTTTAGTCGTATTGACTGGCCTGTTTTTAATCTGGCTAGTAGGCAGCAGATAGGGCGCTACCTCAAGCACTTTGGATGGAAGCCTAAGGCCTTTACAGAGACAGGCCACCCTATCGTATCTGAGGACATACTTAAGAATGTCAAGGGCATACCTGAGGCTGAGTTGATTGCCTCCTACTTGTTAGTAGGTAAGCGCATAGCTCAGGTACGTAGTTGGCTTGAGGCTGCCCATGAGGACACAGGGCGGGTACATGGTTACGTTAATACTAATGGTGCTGTGACAGGGCGTATGACCCACAGCAAGCCTAATTTAGCGCAGGTGCCTAGCTCTAGTAGCCTTTACGGGCCAGAGTGTCGCTCATGTTGGATAGTACCTAAAGGTTATAAGCTTGTTGGTATAGACGCCTCTGGCTTAGAATTGAGAATGCTTGCCCACTTCATGGATGATGCAGACTATACTAACACTATACTCACAGGAGACATACACACAGCTAACCAGAAAGCTGCTGGTCTTGATACTAGAAATCAGGCCAAGACTTTCATATACGCTTATTTATATGGCGCAGGTGACGAGAAGATAGGTAGTATTGCAGGTGGCGGTAGAGTAGTAGGTAAAAGACTTAAGGATAGTTTCCTCAAGGCTACGCCAGCGCTTGCAAAGCTTAAGGAAAATGTTGCACAGTCAGCAGCTAAGGGCTACATAACAGGCTTAGATGGACGTAAAGTGTTTATCAGGTCAGAACATGCAGCACTTAATTCGTGTTTACAGTCAGCAGGTAGTTTAATTATGAAACAAGCCTTGATTATTCTTGACAGATATGCTATACTATGGGGTATAGACTATAAGTTTGTTGGCAATATCCATGACGAGTTTCAAGTGGAAGTTAGGGAAGATCAGGCAGGTAAGTTTGGTGCATTAGCAGCTAGTTGTATTGAGGCTGCTGGTATCCACTTTAAGCTCAGGTGTCCTCTAGCTGGTGAGTTTAACGTAGGTGACTCATGGGCTGAGACACACTAACTGGGATACACTATGGAAAACAAACAGTTTCAGTTGTTTAAGGACTCTTATAAAGGGAATGCAGAATCTAAAGACACTAAGGTTTGTTCTAAGTGTACTAATGCTTTACCTTTGTCTTACTTTGGCCCCTCAGGTGGTGGTGTTTATCTAAGGGCTGAGTGTAGGTCGTGTAATAATGAGTTAAGCAGGGTACGTAGTCGTCTTAAAGCTATACATGGTTCACCTCCTTTAGCTTATAAATGCCCCGTATGTTTATGTAATGAAAAAGAAGCAGAAGGAAGAGGTGGTGCTGCTGGTGCTTGGGTTCTTGACCATGACCACAATACAGATACATTTAGAGGGTGGCTTTGCCATAGTTGCAACAGAGCATTGGGTGGATTCAATGATAATGTTCCTCGTATAAAGAGAGCCATTAAATATATAGAAGGTAAATTATGAACATAAAAAATAGTAAAGGCAAGCCCTTTGACAAATGCTTTATTGATGCTGATTCTATCATCTATCGCATAGCTCTTAAGACTGATATAGGCTTAAGAAAAGCTATGGAGTATTACGATAGGGCCATTGAAGAGATACAATGGGAGACTTGTAGCGATAAAGTATTTGTAGCTTTAAAAGGTACTGGTAACTTTCGTTATGGTATAGCAGAAGATTACAAAGGCCAGCGTAAGCTTAAAGAGCAAGAGGAAGACCCTAATCCTGAGTTAACAGAGAGGCGCAAGGAACTCAACGAGTATGCTTATAGCCTAGGGCATTTCAAGTCTGATAACTGTGAGGCTGATGATGTAGTATCCATATGGGCGCAACAAGCCTTAGATGCTAAGGAGCACTTTGTTATTGCACACATAGACAAAGACATTGACATGGTAGAAGGTTGGCATTACAACTTCACCAAAGAGACTTTGTATTATATATGTAAAGACCAAGGCTACCGCAAGATGTGCCTACAGATGCTCACAGGAGACTCTACGGACAACATACAAGGCCTCGTAGGTATCGGGCCTAAGAAAGCTGAGAAGCTCCTAGTTGATGTGCCTACGGCTGGTATGCTGGCTAAGGTACGAGAGGCATGGGAAGAGGCTCACCCTGAGGATTGGCATGACAGGCTAGAGGTGTGTTGGAACCTACTGTACATGAGGCGTGATTGGGGCGGCTTTAGGCGCTTAACCATAGAGGATACTTTAAATGTCTAGTAAAGGTCACTGGTTCCCTTGTGGGAACATAAACATGAAAGGACGTAAGACACAGAAAGCTGCTTGTGGGTGCTGTAGTGAAATACAGAACCAAAAAGACAAGCTCCTTAGAAAAATACATAGAAAAGAAGCTAAGGAGACTTATGACTAAGTTTAGATCAGGCCTTGAAAGTGCCTTTAGTGACGCTGTTGGCCCTACGGGATTCCAGTATGAACCTTATAGACTACCTTACACGATACATAAGAAGTACGTACCAGACTTCATATGTGAGCGTACAGGAGCTATGATAGAGTGCAAGGGATTCTTTAGAGTAGGTGACACACAGAAGTACAAAGCTATCAGGGACGAGATTGATAGACCATTGATATTTGTATTCTCTGATTCACGTAAGCGCCTTAGGAAAGGCTCTAAGATGAACCTAGGTGAGTGGTGTGACAAAGAAGGTCTGGCACACTTCACCATGAAATCTATTGATAAGTTACTGGAGCATTTAAAATGTCTAGCACCTTTGAAGAAGTAAAAGAACAGATATTAAATAAGTATGACGTTGACTTCTTGTGTGAGCTGTTAGGCATTACAAGTGAGTCTTTAGTTGATCGTTACGAAGACTTGGTAATGAAAAACTTAGATATATTTACTGAGGAGGACGAAGCTAATGACTAAAGTTAAATGGCACGTAATAAAAAAACAATATATTGAAGGTGGTAAAGAATCAGAAGGTTTTACCATGACTAACATTGTTGCAACAGGTGATAAAAAGAATTGTAAAAAAATAGCTAAAGACTTAGGAGGACACGACAGTGACCTAAGCTACGGAGGAAATACTACCTCTTATTACTGTGTAAGCGCAGATGAACTAAAAGAGGATTCAGACAATGAATAAAATTATAGATTGGCCTAAGTATAATTTTATAGATGATTTTGGAGATATGGAGGCAGTAATGACCCAAGAAGAACCTAAAGCACTTGAGACTCAAGTAGGTGGAAGTCACTACCAGAACATGAAGATTCAGCCTATAGAGTTCATACAGGCTAACAGGTTATTCTTCTGTGAAGGTAACGTAGTTAAGTATGTCGTTAGGTGGCGTACTAAGAACGGGCTTGAGGACTTGAAGAAAGCAAGGCATTACCTTGACCTTCTGATTGAAGAGAACACCCCTGTTGCTACAGAACAGGAGACTGCTCTAGCACCTAGGCACACCAATGAACCAATAGACGGGAACAAGTAATGACTCCACTAGCTAAGATGATTACAGCACATGAGGGTGTAGAGACACACGCTTACAAATGCACAGCCAATAAGATTACCATAGGCGTAGGGCGTAACATAGACCCTAATGGAGGCATAGGCTTAAGTCAACGGGAGATAGCCTACTTACTAGCTAATGACATTGAGCGTGTAGAGGAAGAACTATCAATGGCATTTCCATGGACTATTGACTTGATCATGCACTCCCCTGCTCGTTATGACGCCTTGGTGGACATTTGCTTTAACCTAGGTATGCCTAGGCTACGTAAGTTTGAAAAGGCTCTACAGGCCTCCTATGACCACAAGTGGGACGTAGCAGCAGACGAGTTTATGGATAGTCGATGGGCCAAGCAAGTAGGCAAGAGAGCAGTTGAGATTTGCGCTATGATTCGTACAGGTGAATACCAGAAGGAATACTAATGAAAGGTCAAGTACGAGGGTTAGCGTTAGAGCTACTAAGGCAGGATTGTGTAGACAGTTTAGATAAAGCTCAGGATTTATATGATCTAGGTTCAGAGAGTAAGACTTATACAGAAGCAGAGCGTAATGCTATTAGTTCTTGTAAGATTTATGACGAAGCATTACATGGGAGCACCAAGGATGATCATTAAGTTTTACACAGAGGGTTGTCAGCCTTGCAAAGCTGTTACTACTGTACTTAACCATGAAGAGGTTGACTATACATCTATTGATATTGGGAAAGATATTAATGAAGCAATCAAGTATAAGGTACGTAGTGTGCCTACTGTACTTAACACTGAAACTGGAGCCACCCTAGTTGGATTTAAGGGGATTAGAGAAACAACGGAGTGGGTAAATGAGCATTGTAATTGATTATAAGCGTAACAAGTTACTGTCGGAACAGGCCTATACGCTCCTTAAGGACTACTACTGTCGTGAGGGTGAAGACCCTCAAGATGCCTATGCACGTGCTGCTACGGCATTCAGTAAGCATGACTATGAACTAGCACAACGCATCTATGACTACGCCAGCAAAGGCTGGTTTATGTTCAGTTCCCCTATATTAAGCAACGCCCCTAAGGAGGGGGAAAAGATAAATGGATTACCTATTAGCTGTTTCCTCAGTTACGTGCCTGATAGCCTTGATGGTCTTATCGGACACTCGACAGAACTACGATGGCTTAGTGTTAAAGGTGGTGGAGTGGGCGGCCATTGGAGCGACATTCGTAGCGTTAGTGATGTGGCTCCTTCACCAATACCTTTCTTAAAAACAGTAGACAGTGACATGACAGCCTACAGGCAGGGTAAGACTCGTAAGGGTTCTTATGCAGCCTACATGGACATTAGCCACCCTGACATCATTGAGTTTATTAACATTCGTGTACCTACAGGAGGTGACCCTAATCGTAAGGCTTTTAACTTACACAATGCAGTGAACATTACTGACCGATTCATGGACGCTGTAGTAGCTGGTGACCCTTGGCCTTTAGTAGACCCTAATGACAAAACAGTACGTGACTTACTACCAGCACGTGAGTTATGGGAACGTCTGATTGAGACACGCTTTCGTACAGGTGAGCCTTACTTAAACTTTATTGATGAAGCCAACCGACACTTACCACCATCAATGAAAGAGAAGGGACTTGAGATACATGGGTCTAACCTGTGTAACGAGATTCACTTACCTACGTCAGATGAACGTACAGCAGTTTGTTGTTTGTCAAGTGTTAACTTAGAGTATTATCAAGAGTGGAAAGACACCACTATGGTAGCTGACTTAATTACTATGCTTGACAATGTAATTAGTTTCTTTTGCTTCCATGCACCTAAGGAGCTACGTAAGGCTGTCTATAGTGCCACACAGGAGCGTTCACTAGGACTAGGGGCAATGGGGTTCCATAGCGCCTTACAACGCTTAGGCGTCCCGTGGGAGTCTCCTATGGCTACTACAATCAATACTGATATGTTTACGCACATCAAAGCCCAAGCTCGATCTGCTTCTGTATATCTAGCTGAGGAACGTGGGGCTTGCCCAGACGTAGCAGGAATGCGTAACAGCCACTTACTGGCTATAGCACCTAATGCTAACAGTAGTATCATTGCTGGCTGTAGTGCAAGTATAGAGCCTCTTAAGTCTAATGCCTTTACGCACAGGACAAGAGTAGGTGCTCACCTAGTACAGAATAAGTATTTAGATAAGGTGCTTAAGGCGCATAACAAAGACCCTGAGTGGGTAGCAGCACAATGGAAGTCTATTGTACTCAACGAGGGCAGCGTACAGCACCTAGAGTGGATGGATGAATGGGAGAAGGAAATCTATAAGACTGCCTTTGAGCTTGACCAACGATGGGTTATTGATCATGCAGCAGGTAGACAGCCTTACATATGCCAAGGGCAGAGTGTTAACCTATTCTTCCCCGCTGGTACAGACAAGGCCTATGTAAATGAAGTACACCTGAGAGCTTTCAATAAGAAGCTTAAGGGTTTGTATTACCTAAGGACTAGCGCAGGTTCTAAGGCTGACACAGTAAGCTTAAAGCCTACTAGAGTGGCCTTAGCTGACTTTGCAGAAGATCAAGATGATGATGAATGTTTAAGTTGCCAAGGATAACAACTAATTGTTTCTTATAGTTTACTTTGTATCGTAAAGTATACATTACAGTATACATATTTAAAGTAAAGTGTACATTACAGTATACATATTTAAAGGATAAGAGTTGTGAGCCGTACAAAACGTAAACCAAAGACAGGGGCTAAAGCAGTATCACACCAATGTAGAAACAATGGAGAATGTGACTATTGTAAGAGTAATAAATTACATAAGCACAGACGAAACGAAAGTATGACTAAGGAACATGAATGAGTTTATTAACAGTATCACCAGCATATAAGCCCTTTAACTACTCAAGCTTTGTGGAGCAAGCCATTGAGCATGATAAGTTAGCTTGGGGTGAGTGGGAGTGTGACCTACAGGAAGATGTAACACAATGGAAGTCAGGTAAGATCAGCAACGAAGAGAAGAACTTTATCACTCAGATACTCAGGCTATTCACACAGTCTGATGTTATCGTAGGTGGTTCTTACGTAGATGTGTTCCTACCTCGCATTAAGAACAATGAAGCACGTATGATGATGTTATCGTTTGCACAGCGAGAGACTATCCATATGCGCTCCTACGCCCTGCTTAACGATACCCTAGGCTTCCCTGAGGCTGAGTACACAGCGTTCCTTGAGTATGACGCTATGGCTGAGAAGCTTGAGTTTATGCAGACCTTTGACCCAGACACTAAAGCAGGATTAGCTAAGGCACTAGCGCAGACTGTTTGTAATGAGGGCATGAGCTTATTCTCAGCCTTTGTAATGCTCTTGAACTTCCAACGCTTTGGTAAGCTTAAGGGTATGTGTGAGATTGTAGAGTGGAGTATACGGGACGAGACTATTCATGTCGCAGGTATGACAGAATTGTTTCGTACTTTTATTAATGAGAATCCAGAGGTGGTCGATGATAAGTTTAAACTATCTATCTATGAAATGTACAGGACTGCTGTCGAGCTTGAGGACAAGGTTATTGATCTGGCGTTTGAACTGGGAGGTGTGGAAGGTCTTACGGCTAGTGAAGTCAAAGAGTACATCAGATACATTGCCGACAGACGATTAGTTAACCTAGGTCTTAAGCCTAATTGGGACGTACAGGAGAATCCTCTTCCGTGGCTTGATTGGGTACTTAATGGTGACAGCTTCAAGAACTTCTTTGAGGGTCGTGTGACGGACTATAGCGCAGACGGAATGTCTGGTGAATCGTGGGGGTGGTAACATGAGTGTACAGTTAAATGACCTTGTAGACATAGAGCAGATTACAGTGATTTGCTTAGGGCAGTTCCACAGTGATCTTAAGGAAGAAATGGAGTTTGGAGATAAGGACGATGTACCAGAAGTGTTACGTTTAATCATAGCCATTGAGACTATCTTTAAGGAGATTATGCGGCCTGAGGATTACTTTGCATGGAAGACTAACACAGGGTTTGACATTCATTAAATCGTAGGTATTAAAAAGCCCTACTTAAGGAGACTTAGGTAGGGCTTTTTTGTGCTTAGGTTTTACTTATCTTCTTTGTTATCTATGAAAGAGCCAGCACCTAAGTAGTTACCCCCTAATTGACGATAATCAGCTTCCTCAGGCTTTACTTTACCTGCAACACTTTCTATAACGTCCATCCTTTGCTGTGTTGTAGCATTAACATTATTAAATCGTTTAACAGGAGGTACACCATACTTAGCCTCAAGTGCCTCAGACCCTTTCAATATAGGGTTGACATAGTTAGGGTCATTAACTGAATAACCTTTAGGTTTTTTTGTGTCTTTAATTAAATCATCTAACGAGCCTGTCAAAGGAGGAAAAACAGTGAGTAAGTCTGCACCACCTACAGGTTTAACCCCTAACATATCAGAAGCGTCAGAAGCTGCGAGTGTATAAGAGTTTTGTCTAGTTGATAGGGCAGCCCAATGGTTCATACCTCCCAGTTCTTTTGCTTGTGATTTATGACTACCTGAGAAATACCATACTCCTTCTTGGGCATCGTATTTTGCAGGAGGTAGATCATCAATCTGTTTGTTTAAAACATCAAAACTTTCTTGTTGTGTTTTTGATAAAGATTTACCATCAGCAAGCATATCATTATACTTTACATATTTACGTACACTTTTTGTAGGACTTTTGGCGCCTCTTAGACGCATGACATCTCCCATTAACTGAGTATCTAATAAATGGTTAGGTTTTAATTCATTAGCCAGTACACCTAAAAATCGACTAACGTCTGCCTTATCAGTTATTAACTCATGGCCCATATTAGGGTGGTGATCAACAGGGTTCTTAACTAATATTTGAACATTATCAGTATTTCCCTTTAATCCCCAAGCTTCTACTAAATGCTTTTGAAAAGCATCTTCTATAGCAGCACTAGGAGGACGAGCATTACGAGCAACGCCAGAATCCCACACACCTTGCATACCCGAACCACCTAATGTTCCAAAGGACATTACCTGAGGGCCAAATAATTCTTTAACTAAAGGACTATTTGTTCCTGTTTGTTTGTCCATTAAACCTTGGTAAGCTTCGGAACCTGCTTGAAAACTAGGCGCTTCTTTAGCAAGCTTAAGTATTTTGTCTTTATTTTTAAAATGAGGTTTAAGTTCTTCACCTAAAGCAGTCTTTTTATTGTAAGCTATTTTTAGTTTATTTTTTGCTGATTTAACTCCAGCAGGTGTTTTGGCGTTAGCTACCTGTTCTTTTAATTTAGTGACCTGTGTGCCTAGTTTATCAAAGTCATTGAATTTATTACCTAGACCTAAAGCCTGTAAGTGCCTTACGTTCTGTTGTAACATTCCTTCTGATATACCTGTCTGCCTTAAGGTTGCTAAAGATTGTGGTGTAAAAAGTTCTTTAATTGACCTACCTACTGCAACAGCACCTGCTTGAGCCACACCCGTAAGTTTAGCCAGTGGATTACCACTATAGAAACCTTCTAGCTTAGTATCAGTATTACGGGCAACTTGATTTATTGTGTTACCAGAAAATAATTGTTTTCCTTTACCACCTGTAAATAGACCTAATCCCGTTTCAACAGCATTGCTTGCCATTCTGTAAGCATCGGGAAACTTTTCAGATAGGTAAGAATCCACAGGAGTTGACGTAGGTATCTTTTGCATCACAGCGCTCATAGCATTGCCCATAGGCTCTGTTATTACGTCAGGGATGGGTATAGACATTGCTGTACCAAATACGTCACCTACGCCTCCTACAGTGTTTTTAGCAGCAGTAAGGCCTACATCAAGTGCGCTACGATCTCCACTTGAATAAGCGGAGGTAGCTTTGTCAATATCGGCTTGACGAGAGCTTAAGGAAGTGTTAAGTTTTCCCCACTCTTCCTTTACTTCATCACTCGCCATCCTACCAGCTTGGGCAAGTACAAGGTTTTGCATAGATGAACCCATTTCTTCATTTTCAGAAGCACTTGGCCCTTGACCTTCTATATTATACCCTAACCAATCTAAAGTATTGTACATTCTATTGTTCCCTCTACTGTCCATAACTGTAGATTATTGATTAGCTGCACCTTTAAGTGGAGGACGTTCAGCGTTTTTCTCAAGGTCTGATAGTAGACCAATAACAATCAAACGATCAGCTTTAAGTTGCTTAAGTAAAGCAGTGTCTTTAGTTGTTTTAATTAAAGCAGCAGTACCTGTTAGTAAGCTACCTAACCCTTGCCTTAGCTTTGGGCCTGTCAGGACATCATAACCAATAACACCTGCGGTTGCGGCAGCAATACCACCTAAAGCATAAGCTGCATTACCACTACTCACCCAGTACGCCATTCCTCCACCTAAGGCACGTAAAGCCATAGGTGTTTTAGGTATGCTAATGTTACCACCAGTTACTTTTTGCCATAATCTACCTACAGCATTACGTGATTCATTTATAGCTTTATCACCTGTAACGTCCCAAGCCTTATAAAGTTTATGTTGCTTGTCCAGTAAATCCTTGACTTTAACATCAGGGACTGCACTCGCCACAGCTTCATTCATAATAGTTCTTATCTCTGACACAGCAACTGCTTTACTGTTTATGTACTCTTGAGTTAAAGATTTAGGCTGATGCTTATTTATAAACTTATCTAGTTGTTTACGGGCATCTAATAAACCTGCGGCAGTACCATCTGATTCTTTCACTAAACGAATAGCTGTTGTCATTAGATCAGTAGCAAACTTAGGAGTGCCTCCTGCTAAACCAAAACCAATGCTTTCGGGGAAGTTATCCATAGAATCTTGTAGTTGTTGTACTACATCAACATTTAATGGAGGGTTACCTGCTTTACCAATATCTGCTTTTAACTTCTCAGCGGTACTTGTTATTTCATCATAAATAGCATTACGAGAGCCAGTGAAACTACCATTAGGTTTTAACTTAGGAACCATTGCCGTAATATCAATTATTTCGTCAGCTTGTTCAGTGAAATTAGGCTTGATAGTATTAAGCATACCCTCTGTACGAGTAGGCGACATAGTAGTAGTCATGTCACTTGTCTCAGGATGGATAGGTGAAAGCATATCAGACACATTTTCCCTTCTATTCTTCCATGTGCTTTTAGCCGCTGACGACTTCATGCCGCTACCTACAGCATCTAAACCAGCTTCAATTTTAGTGTTTGTACCTAAAGAAGCAATGCTAAATACATTCTTTATCATCCTATCGTAATGAGGATATTCTTTAGCCATTGCTAGATACTTAGGGTAATTTTCTTTAGCAAGCTCTATCATCTCTTGAACTGTGGGTAGTTCTGCTATAGCTTGACCTATGTCAATTACAGCATTAACTGTAGGGTTCTCTATGACATCAGGTGTTACATTACTAAGAACTTTACCAGCTATCTTAACCCCTTCAATCATTACGTCACCAGCAGCAGGAATGATAGCCTCACCTAGGTTTGCAACAGCTAACTCTTGCACATTCTGAGGCCTAGCATCCTGTGAATAATGAGATTCAATAGGGTCACGTGAACCTAACAGTGACTGAGTAGCGGCTTGATCTGGTGACATAGTACCAGCTTCTACCTGAGGCCTTAAGGTTTCTGCTTTATCCTGTACGGCTGTTTGAAACTCTTGCTGGTTAGTGTCCATAACTTTACCAGCATTAGCAAAAGAACTTTGGATATTTGCACCTGCTTCCGCTTGCATCTCACCATAGTCATACTGTTGAGCAGTGTACCTAGGTTCCTCAACTTCTGCCACTTGTCCCTCAGTTTCTAATTTCTCCAATTCTGCGACAATAGCGTCAATTTCATCCGCAGGAGCACCAGCAGACTGTGCTGCCGTTAAAGCAGTAAGTAACTGATCTTGTGTATATAACATTATCGCGCCCCTAATTGTCTAGTGCTAAGTTGTTGTGATGCGAGTGTTAACCATTTATTAACTACTGATTGTTGCTTAGTTGTGCTTGCACGATCAGCAGGTTCTTCAAGGAAGAAAGATAGTGCTGTTTTTTGTTTCTTTTCATCAGTTGCATCAGTACGATCTACCATACGTTGAACAACCTTATTATGTTCTCTAATTAAATTAACATATCCCCTGCGTTCAATTTCTAAAATTTTCCTTATGGCTAAAGGAGTCATGTCTACGTTACCCGCTGCCATTTGAGTAGCGTATTCCCTGTCCTTATCAGATAGACCTGTACCAGCACCAAAGGCTTTGATTATGTTAGCTACAGCGTTACCACGATAAGCTAAATAAGTTTCAGTATTAGCAGTTATTTCGGTGGCTTCTTCACTTGATAATCCTATTGCTTCTAAACTCTTAGCAATACCTAAACGCATTTCACCAAACTTTCCTGCTATAATGCCCTTATCAAAAATGTCCATAGATTGATCATTAATATAAATACCATTTATAGCTGAGTTAGCTTTTTCATTTAAATCACCATAGTTCTTTACTTCTGCGCCTACTAAAGCTTTAGTTATTTCATCTAACATAGGAACTACTTCTTGTGTTTGCCTAGGTGCAGCCGATAAACCTAATTCACTAGGATACATCCAAGAATTTGTAGCTAGGTTCCAGACCTTACCTTGCTTATCTACACGATATATTTGAGTACGTCCGTCAGCGTTCTTGTAGTTTACTAACTCAGCTTCTTTTCCTTCTAATGCTTTAATAAACATATCATCAGAGACATTATCATGCTTACCCGCTAAAACTTCTTTTACGTAATCTTCACTTTTTCCATGCTGTCTTGCTAACTGCGCACGTGTCTTACGATTGCCTCCTTGAAGCATAGTAACTTTTTCTTGCTCTGCTATGACTGAGGCAGCCTCGTCCATGTCACTACCTGATTCTAAATCAGCAGCAGTATACGTAAGGCCAAGCTTATTAGCGGATTCAATTAAGCGTTCTCTACGGGCTTGTTCCTTAGTCTCTAAAGCTAGTTTAGCTGCGTCTTCTTTCTTTTGTGTAAAACCTGCTTGTGCTTGATCAAACAACTGTTTACCTGACTCTATATAGCCCATTTGAATTAATTTATTAGATAATTCTAATTGGTGTTCTGGGCTTGATCCTGTATATGCAGAACCAAACTTAGCTTGCATTTCTTCCTGTTGTGCAATATCAGCTTTACGTTCAGCCATTATTTTATCTTCACCGCCCATAGAGTCACCTAAGGCACGACCTAAGGCAGAACCTAAGAAACTAACGGCACGTGCTTTAGCAGGGTCACGTGCGCCCTGTGCAGCATTAGTCATTAATGTCTGTTGTAGGTCAGTAGCTCTTTTGTTACGCTGTTGTAACAATTCATCGACTGAGGGTAGTTGTGTAAATAAACCTTGTTGTGCCATGTTATGAACCTCCAAATATGCCTGATAACCAACCACTGCCGCCTGTAGTGCCTAAGAATGAAGAACCTAAGCTAGTAAGACCTGAGAGCCAAGGGTCTGGCTGATAGTTGTAGTTGTTAGCTTGAGCTTGTCCTGTAATACGTGCTGTTTCATTGCCATATTTACCTAGCTCGTAGTTCTGATCTAAGCCTTGCTGTTGTTGCTGTTGTGCTATTAATTGATTACGTACTTGAGGTTCAAGCATACTAGCGGTAAGCATACCTTGACCAGTACCCATAAGGTTAGCATAACGCTGTTGGTCAGTCATTTGATTAGTATTAAACTGATTCAAGTTAAGACCCGCACGTTGGACTTCTTGACCAAAGGCATCTTGAGTAGATTGTGCGGATAACCCTGCTAAAGCCTGAGACTGTGCAGCGTTCATACCAAACATATCAGGATTCATCATGCCTGAGTCTTCACCAGCACCTAAGCCCTCACCAGATAACTGTAGGCCTATACGACCTAAGCCTTGCATCTGTTCTAAGTTTTTAGCACGTTGCTGTGCAAAGGCTGGCTCAAGTAATGAAGAACGCTCATTGAATAAGTCAAGACCTGCTTGTTGTGGGTCAAAGTTATAATTAAACTGATCAGCAGACTGTAGTGCATCCTGACCCGCTACGTTAAACATTCCTTGACCTTGTTGTGCCATGTCACTTAAGCCAGCGTAAGGGTCTGAGTTACCCGTTCCTGATCTAAAGGTAATAGGCTTGAATGTGCCTCCTGTAGGCTGGTAGTTTCTTGTTCCTCCTATGTCTGGCTGTGGTAATTGACCACCAAGAAAAGAGTTCATCATGTTACCACCGCCTCCTCCTGCGTTACCCATACCAGCCTGACCTCCAAAAGCACCCTCAGGACTCATAAACTGCTTCTGTCCTTGTGTCATACTATTCCACTGTTGGTCACTAAAGTTACTAGGCTTCTGAGGGCCAGTGTAACTGTTAGGTGCTGCTTGATTTTGTTTTACAATATTACGTGCATAATTAACTTGATCTTGTAATGAACCTATGTTAGCTTTCTGAGTAGGGTCTAAGCCATCAAAAATAGCTTGAGAAGCTGGACTCATTCCGTATCTAGTCTGATCTGCAAAAGACTGTATAAAGGGTGAGAAGGGAGTACCAGCCATTTGCATCCAACCACCAGCAGTGTTAGGTAGCTGAGGCGTAAAGTTTTGACCCATTATAGCTGCATCGGCTCTTGACATGTCTGTTTGTTGACCACCATAAGTGCTGCGATCATCTACAGGTACGTTATTAGAATACTTTTGCATTTCCTGAGCACGACTTATAGCTAGGTTAGCTTGAGCACGTTCTTGAGCTACTCGTTGTTGACGTTGTGCTTCTACTGCCGCTGCTTGTTGTCTAGCGGCTTCTTGTTTTTGACCTAATGCAACCCTAGCTGCTTCTAACTGTGCCGCTGCTGCTCTACCATCACCATTACCTCGATCATTAGCATTTCTACCTCCATTGTATTCGTTAACACGTGACTGCGTATTCTTATTACCATATCCGTCATCTATACTCGGCATTATGCTGTCCTCTTCCAAAAGTATACGACAATATACGGCTGTACAATATCGTGTGAGTGGGCTGCTCCACCGCCTTCATAATCTAGCTCAGTCTGCCTAGGGTATGAAGTAGGCTGACCTGCTGCAACAGAGTCACTAGAACCATCTGGGTTGCCGTTGCCTTGTATTCCTGTGTACCCATGAACGTGACTAGGTATTTCATTAAGTGTAAGCGTATGTTCATCTGTCTTAGTACCGCCTACTTCCTCTACTGTATTGAAGTCACTGTCACTTGCATTGATACCCACTAAGACACGACCAGCACCAAAGGCTGCCCAAGTACCTACGCCAAGTAAGCTGTTAGGGTTAGTTGCGACTACTGATGTGTACACAGAGCCTACAGGATACGCTAGACCATTAATAGTTGCTGCTGTGGGCGTAGCGGCCTGTACAAAGGCTGTAGTAGCTAACTGTGTAGTATTAGTGCCAGCAGCCGCTGTAGGAGCCGCAGGGACGCCTGTGAACGTAGGGGCGTCTATGGGTGCCTTAGCTACAACACCAGCCACTATAGCAGCCTGTGTGAACGCTGTGGTGGCTATCTGTGTGCTGTTCGTTGCTGTAGCGGGTGTAGGTGCCGCTGGTATGCCTGTTAACGTAGGCGCACTTAGATTAGCTTTAGTAGCTACAGACGTTTGTATGTTTGTAAACTCGTCATCAATCTCAGTACCACTGACAGTCTTGAGTGCGTTACCTGTAGGTAAGGCGTCCTTTGATGCAAAGTTAGTTGCTTTAGTATAATTAGACATATTTAAAGTACCTTACCTTGTTTGGCGTATAGTGAAATTTTCTGTAATGACATAGGTGTGCCATTTATATCAGTAGTAAAACCTATCTGTATAATGTCACCTGCGCCTTGTGTTGATGCTTTCTGTTCATTGATTAGAACTGAACCTGAGTATTGACCTACGCCATACTCGGTTATGCCATACTCAAACACAGTTCCTGTTTCTAATGTAAATGTATAACTGTAATATACTGGACTATAATCATATCCAATTTTTAATGTAAAGCTCTGTCCTGTAGCGCCTACTGTAGTTGCTGACAGCTTCTTTACAATTTTAGAAACATTAGCCATACCTAAGTCAAAGAAGTTACTGTAGTAAGCCATTTCGTACTTAGAACCATCATCCTGATAACCTCTGTACTCTGCCACACCATTAGCTTCTGCAAAGTATAATGTAGAGTCTATAGATAAGAAACCCTTAGGTGATACAGAGGGCCATATTGTAGCCCTAAAGCTGCCATCCTCTAAAGGCGCTCTGGTGTCAAAACAAAAAGTCTGTTGTGACGTAGGAAAAGTAATTAAGTAAAAAGCATTAATAGGTGAGTAGACTGACTTAATTAAATTAATGTTCTCAGCGTTAATGGCCTGTATTACATCATCACGTACATTCTTAGAGATGTCTCGCATAGGCTGAGATTTTTCTTGTATGGTACGGCTTAATGAACGTATACCAGTGGTACTTAAGAACAAGATGTCTTCACCAGTGTTCTGTACGGAGTCTCTAGCGATACAGCCGACACCTTCAATAACTTCCACTAAGGTTAAACTTGAGGTAGTCATACCTGCTTGAAAGTTATCACCATCACCATAGATAATAATGTTGTTCTTACAGAATATAACTAAGAAGCCGTTATGGGCGCCTAAGGCTACAATCTCGTCCATGCCTTGTGTAAGTACGGAAGATATATTAATGTTACCAGAAGTACCTCCACTCCACTTAGTACCATTAAGAACATCAGTAAAGTAAACTGTATTTTTATTAGTGGCTGTGTCAGCAGCCCATAAGCGCCCGTAGGCTGCTAATACTGTGTGGGCGCTAGGAGGCGTACCTGTAGTTCCTGTGTGTGTTGCTATGGATTTAAAAGTATCTGCACTGCCAGAGTTAGTATACACTAGCGGTAAGTAGCCACGTTGAAAGAAATAATGATGATCATTTAGTGTAGCTGCTTGCCAGTTACCTGCGGCTATTGTGTCTGTAGTAGAGGGAGTCAAAGTTACTAGGTTTGTAAGACCTTTGTAAAACTTGTCAACACTGAACGATAGTAACGTGTCAACGCCTACAACATCTTTAAAGTTAGAAACTCCTATTAAATTGACATTAGCATTAGCACCTGTTGAACCATCTTTAGCGTTACTACGAGTCTGCCAGCCCTTACGTGCTCCTAATCGTCCGTACTTATCTATGACGCAGTTGTCTGCCTGTAGTGCAAAACCTTCCTGTAGTGTTACACCTGACTCTTGGGTGTTTAAGCCATAGAATGCAGGTGCAGCAATAGAGGAGGACATTAATTGTTTAGCCATGGTTAATAGACCTCCCAGATTAGTTCCTCTGGGTGCTTGTTAGCGTCTAAAGCAATAGCGTCAGATAGGAAGTTTTGAGCAAGAGCCTTAGCCGATACTGCTGACATACCTCCGTCTTCACCACGCTCCTCAAGGGCCATAGCATAGGCTAAAGTTTGCACAGGTAAGTGAGGTACACGTACTGTATCTGCATCAGCCACAAGCTCCTGTGAGCGCATGATTACGTTAAAGTAGATAGTGTACACACCATTAGGGATAGGGTACAAGTCTACCTGTGTGTCACCTGCTACACTCACGCCATTAAATACGTAGTATTCTGGGTTACCTTCAACTGGTGTGTTATTAAGAAATACATTGTTAAACCAGTGTGGGTCTTTATACTTTAAGAAGGTATTAGATGTTAAGTTAACTACGTCTAGTATAGCTACGTTGTTACCTGAGTTAGTAAGCACATAGTTAAATACACCATCTTGGGTAACTGCTGTTAATGTCTGCCTAAGAACAGACCAGTTCCATGCTGACTCAACAAACTCTTTAGCATCATTAATAAATAAACTAATTAACTTTGAGTAACTATTCTCATTAACACTGTCAACCTCACGTTCCCGTAGCCTCACAAGTACGTTGTTTACCATCTCTTTATGTGTCTTCATGTGGCTTTACCATTTAATTTTTCTACTGTTCTAAGACCTGCAAGGCCAAGCATTGCTAACGTAAGTTCAAGCATAGCGTCTAAGGGTAACTCAGGGCTACCTAGTTCTGGTGCTACCCATTGTAGGATAGGGTTAATAACAAATGCAAACAAGAAGCCTAAGCCACATACCCACATGAGAAAGGGTCTAGCTCCTGCAACAAAGGTAGACCTGTGATTAGCCTGTACCTTCATAATCTCTGCTTGCATCATAGAGGGCTGCATAGCTAACTTCTGCTTAAGTAGTTCGCCTTGTGCTCTCTCTTCATCTGATGTAAACACATTGTCTATAATGTTACCAATGGCTTCTATAGGCTGTGCAACAGCACTACCACCACCAAATAAACTACTTAATATTCCCATGCTGTATTACCTCTGGCATTACATATCTCCATTAAAGTATAACCAAGCAGCAAATGCACCTGCACCTATAATCCACATTAGCTTCTTAGTCACTGATTTACCTACGGCAAGATAGAAGCGGTCATATGCCCTGTCTGCTGCTAACTCTGCTATTTCTTCTTTCTGCTTCTGAGTTAAGTTTTCCATGCCTAGTAATATCCTTTAATATAGATAGCTGCACCTAACAAACTAGCTATGATAACAATAAACCCTAAGCCTACTTTTATAGCTATAGATAAATTATCTTGTAATGCTTTAGCTCTTGCTGCTCTTTGGCGTATTGCCGCTTGTTTAGTTTCTTTCAAGTCTCTAGTGTACTGGGCTTTAAACTTAAGAAAGTCTTGATACCCATGTAGACGTTGCTTGTTCAACATGAACTTAAGTTCTTCTTCCTGTCTAGCTAGTTGCTCCTTGGCTTGAAAGGCTTCTAATATATTTCCTGAGCCATTAGCCACTTGCTTCTGTATTGTCTTCTCAGCACCAAAGTATTTACCTAGGGCTGCTCCAGCATCTGCGATCTCTCTCCCGTTAGTCAAGGTAGACTTGATCACCTTAAATGCTGCATTAGCAATCGCTAATTCTGCTAACATATCCATAACCTCTTTGAATACTGATGCTCTGTAAGCTCGTAGGGAGCCATAGGAGGCCTTATAAACCTATAGTCATACTCACGTATTACTTGAGGCTCTACGACCAGCACAGAGCCTTGTGGAGCCTGTGAGGGGCTAAAGTACGTGGGATAGACTTCCGATACAGTAGACCACATCAGATAGACCTCATATCTTTAACACAGAAAGCTGTAATAGTCTTTGTAGCTTCTATCTTAACTACCGAATAACCTACCATAGGGCTAACCACAGGCTCGTAGCCTCCTATTGTACCTACACGTAATAACTCTTTTCTACAACCATCAAATGTTCTGTGGCTAGACATTATTGTAGGTACTTGAGGTTCACCACTGGCTAACATTGTGGCTAACACGATAGCCCACATTACTTCTTAGCTTTCTTATGACTTAAAGGCTTACTAGACGCAGTATGCTTTGCACCTGTCATAACTTTACCATTAGTCTTGTGTGTCTTGCCTGTGTATGCTTTACCATTTGGTAAGTAATGTGTAACACCTTTCATTTCTTTACCCTCTTCTTAGCTGTCTTAGCTGCTTGTGTAAAGTCACTAGCCTTAGGTCTGCCTTTGGCTCCTTTTGGCTTCATAGTTTCACCAGAGCCAGATTTGATTCTTTTCTTCTTTGCATTAATGTTTTTGTATAGGCTCATACGATGGCCTCTCTTGCTGCTGCTCTGGCTGTAGTCACATCGGCTGGCACTGCTACTGCGGTTTCTGCATGGCGAGTGATGTACCAATCTGTAGAATTTAGATACTCAAGTGACTCAGAGTTAACCAAAGACTGAGCATTAGCTGCAATCTCTGCATCAGTGTATTGCGGTTCTGGTGTGTTACCCTCTGCAATCCATGCGAGTACGTCAGCGCAGTGACGATTAGGTCGTGAGTTAGGTACTGACATATTGCCATTGACTAACCAGCCAGACTCTTGTGTTTTGCAGGAGGTTATCCATGCTGTGTTGTTTTCAATCATAGTTATAGCTCCGCATCAAACACTAAGTTTACAGGGATATTTGTTCCTGTTCCTTCTATAAAATAGGGTCTTTGTGCGGTTAAACCCCCTGCCGTTGTAGCAGTTAAACCAGTTGCTTTAGTGCTAGACACAACTCCTTGAACTGCTAACCCAGTTAACCCTGTTCCAACACTTGCGTTTGATACAGACATGTTGCTTATTGACGCTACTGTCAGGGTAGTTAAAGACCGCATAATCACAGGATGCGCTACCATTGCATATACTGTAGTGCTGCTATTAGACAGCCCCGTAGCAATTCTGTGCGCTGATGATGGTGAATTACCTAATACAAAGCAATAGCGGTGGCAATCCGCTAGAATTTCCCCGTAGCTCCGATGCTCAAAGTCAGTGGCTACTGAGCCTAGTTCTAGTTGTACGTCTGCAATCTCAATATAATCACCAGCACTATTACAGTCTGCTTTGAACAATACAAATAAATCTCTTGTCAAATCTGTGCTACTATCTGTTAATACCCTAGTGTCTGTAATTTTCTGCCACGAGGTTGTTAAGGAAACAGTAGGAAGGGTAGTTTGAACATTGTTTGTTTCTGCCCCGCTATTATAGAACCTGTATTCACTATATAAAGTAACAGCAACATTGGCTCTAGCCCAATAGCTTTGTGTAACCGTTTTGCCTGATACAAAAGAACTAGCACTTTCTATTTTTTGGTATATATAATTTGTACTACCTGCTGAACCTGCAACACGGGCTACATATTTTGTTGAACCATTAAAAGTACCTGTCTGCCTTGAGATTGTATTACCGCTATAATAAGTAGCCCATCTGTCGGCTGACAAATAACCGCCATACCCATCACCAGATTTCGTTGCTGTAGTACCCCTCTGCCATACATCAAACCCACCATTAATAATAAGGTTCTTACGACCAGCCCTAGCTGCGGTGTCTCCTGCTGTGATGTCTGCTGCTAGACCTGTGTAGTCCGAGTTTTCTCTTGCCTTGGTCATACGTTATTCTCCTAGGGTTTCGGGTGTGCATCTTTAGCTGCTTGAATTGATGCTGTCATATCATCAGGGAAAACCCCTGCATGAAAGAGAGCATCCAACTGATCGCCAATGGACGGATAACTTCTATCATGTTTATATTGTACTGCTGCAGCCACAGTTTCTTTTTCTGTATCTACAACTACGTTTTCACCTTCCATTTTATAATTGCCATATCTACAAAATGGTAGGTCACTGATTATAAAGAATCCACCTGTTTTATTTTTTTCTATAAAGCTATCTTGATCGGCAACTAAAACTTCAGCAATAACTTTTACTATTCCATTTACATTTCTAACAATCATTATTATGTCTCCGTTTCAGCATATAAAGCAGTGACATCAGCTTGGATTAATGCTCTATTAAATGTTCTGATCTGGTCAAAGTAACCAGCGTTACCTGCAGTAGTTCCATCACACCTATTGCCAATTCTAATACCTTGATCCCAAGTTCTATGAGTATCTGTAGAATTCGCTGACATTACTATATGGTACCAATTCCCAGCAGTAAAGTTATATTGCCCAGTATTAAACACAGTTCCATTAATCCACATGTTACCTGTGCTACCACTGGTAGTGGTATCATTGGTCCAGTTTATATTCTGGCTGCCTCCACCAGATTGAGTATAAAGATAGCTTCTGCCACTGTTTGGCGCATCATGCCTAAAATCCACGATATATCCGTTATCAGAACCAACACAGTAGTACCATAGGCTAACTGCGTATATCTGTGGAATCCCAGCAATATCAATATATGTGCTATCACCCATAGTGTTAATGGCGTGTGATCCAAATTTATTTGTTGTTGTGAAAGAAGCCCCAGTTGAGGTAGCAGTGTAAATACCACCAGTATCATTGAGGGTATTATTTAATCTATGCAGAGAGGTTGCTGAGTTGTCTTGTAAAAAATCATATGTGGACGTGAATACCTGTGCACTGCCAGAGGAGCGCCAAGTAGAACCGTTAAACGATTTCAACACCTTGTCTGTTGTATTGTGGTAGATGCCACCATTCACATTTGCTCCGCCAGTGTTTGCAGCAGTATCAGTGGCATATAGTGGTGGGGTAAACATCTTTGATGCTGACACTGTACCATTAAGTATTAAGTTGCCAGTCATCGTGCCGCCAGCTAAGGGTAGCTTAGTAGCAACCTCAGTAGTGGTAGCCTTAGCAGCCAACAGCGTATCAGCCTCTGTCTTATTATAATGATCTGCTACAGTAAACGTCTTCAAGGAGATCACAGTCACTTCATCATTCAATAGCAGTGCTACAGTGAACGTGATGCTGTTGCCGTTGGTCGCTGTGAAGTCGGTTGTGTCTGTTAGTAGTACGCCATTGACGTAGACTTCAATGAAGCTAGGTGTGTAGCTTAGACCTGTCTTTACTGTCTGTCCTGCGGTTGCTAAGAATGAGACTTTCTCTTGAGCCTTGAGACTTAATTTTGCTGATCTGCCTAGATAGCTCATGTCTTACTCCGTGGCTGGTAACAATGCTTTCAAAGCTGCTGCATCACTAGCTGCATCCATAGACACTTGCAATGCTGCATCGTTGGTACGGATGGTTGCCCTTGATGCCTCGGCTGCTTCACTCTCCGCAGGGATAGTTGCTTTGATGTCTAAGGGTGCAAAGGCTGCGTTTCGTGCGGCTCTACGAGCGTCATGGGCAATGACTTTGGCTTTGGTCATGTCAACTGTAATCATTTCGGGTACTCCTGTTTAATAGCAGCGATAGCATCTTGCCATGTGGTTGTTGAGTTGATGAGGTCGTCATAGCGCATCTCATCTTGGTTGAGTAAGTTGTACTTAGCTTTGCGTGAACGTGCGTATGCTTGGGCATCGTAGGCTGCTTGTAGCCTTGTTAACTCCGTAGTTATTTCTGCATCAGTAGGCTGAGTTTGATCTGTGTCGTGCCATTCAATCTCCCCATCTCTGATAACTAATTGTGCGTTAGGTCGTAGGCTCATTATTGCTGTCATTGTATCAATCATGGTTCTATCTCCATTACTACCATGTTATCCGTTCCACCATTGAGGTTTGTTTTCGCCTCGCCATATTCTGCCTCCAAAGTAAGTTTGTATGTTACTGCACCTGCTGCGCCAGTATCTACAGCCCTTGGAGTCATATTTACAGAACCAGCATTGTCGGAGGCAGCAACATTACTTCTAGTAAAATACCTATCAATCTGCAGTTGAGTAGTATCTCTATATAGTCTACATTTCCAACCGTGGTCATCACCATCCTCATTAACCTGCACATTTAATGATGCTGTTATAATAACTTTAGACGTTGCAGAAATCTTTGTGTAACTGAAACTATGTACTGTGGTAGGTGTAGCACTTGTAGTAGTGATAGTAGTATTAAAAGTTGAGATATGAGAACCTAGTAACTTGACACTCTCATCCGTATCAAAGTTATCATCACCTCGTATTACTGTAGCCATTATGCACCCACTCCATCGGTCAACGTAGCCTCATCAACTGACCACGCATTGCGAAATGTGCGGTCTGAGGGTACAACTGAGTCGTCCACAATTTTAAACTTCAATCCCGTTGGTACGTCTTTTAAAGCAGTCTGTGCGTCAGTTAAGGAACAGTTCGCTGCTGGTGTTATTACGGCTACACTGCCGTCTGTTTGTTGGTATATGATTTTCATTCGTTTGTTCCTTTGTTATGAGCCAAAAACTATAAATGATAGGTAATTACTATCTACAATACCGCTTTCAGTGTTTGTGTTGCGAACTCCAAAACTTGTGGTTGACCTAGCACCTTGGTTAGAGTCATACATAAGATGAGCAGATGTTGTGTTTTGACCATCACCTCCACCTACGATGGAATAGTTGTTGTTATTTAGGGCTGTCGCTATGTTGGCCCGATAGTAGCCAGTTCCCTGATCCGAAATGCTACTTATATTATAGCTATCATGGATACTCACAGTTCCACTACCATTAAACGCACACCAGACCTTAGCCATGCGCTTATCTAACGCTGGAATAGCTGGAGGATTAGTTGTGGTTCCGTCTGAGTGCAGGAGGGTGTTTGCTTTGATTGTTGACATGTTATTGGCCTCCCATGACTATTGCATTTACATTTTCGTGGTCAATATTTGCTATTGGGCTTGCCCCACTACTACCTCTAATGTTAAAAGAAGTGGTAGTCATTCCTGTGATTTCCCCGCTACCTCCCCACAATAAAGAATCTAATTGGCACTGACCCGAAGTAGTGTTTGCACCTGTACCTGTTACAGAAATAGCGTAATTAGTATTGGCAAGGGTAATAGATAAATTGACTCTGTACTGACCCACTGCATTATCTGTAAGGCTACTCACGTTTTCGCTGCCTCGTATAGAAACTGCACTGCCATCAAAGTTTACCCAAGCTGTCGGTATTAGCTGCTGACTCTTTACAGTAGGTATGCCACCCGTGACGTTTGTTAAATCGTTTGCTTTGACTGTACTCATAAGACCACCCACGTACTTCCAGAGGCTACTGTTACTGTGTACCCTGAGTTAACTGTTATTGGCCCTATGGTCATACCATTCTCAGTACCAGCGAATGTAATGTTCTCTGCTATGACTTTGGCGTTGGTGCGAATAACGCTGTTGGTTCCAAGTGATGGGCCTCCGAGAGCAACGGCAGAGTTAATCTTTGCTGCTGTGACTGAACCATCTGTTATCTTTGCTGTAGTGACTGCATTGTCTACAATCTTAGCTGTAGTGACTGCGTTGTCTACAACCTTGGCTGTAGTGACTGAACCATCTTTTAGTTCACTTGTACCAACAGATTCAAATGGACTGACGTTACCTATGTAAGGCATATGCTACTCCTATGCAATCTCAAGAATACTAGCGAACACTTCTAAGTCTCCAGCAACTGACGCTGTAAGTCCTAAGATGTCTCCAGCTTCTAAGTTGATCGGCTTATCCATTAGTAAGGTAGCGTCTGCTGGTACAGGGACAGTCTTACAGATGTGGCGGTAGGTTGTGCCTCCGTCTACTGTAACCTCAACAGTTACATCTGCGTCATTGACACCATCAATATTAGAGATGTACAGTGCGTGAATGACAGACTGTGTAGATGATGGTGCTGTATATAAAGTAGTGCGTGATGTGCCTATAGCAACACCAGCATTTTTAAATGTATTAGCCATTGTTAGCCTCCTAGGGCGATAGCCATGGCGACACTTGCACCGATGGGGTCATAAACTGTAGTTAAGTTATTTATTGCTGTGGTTACTGCACTTGAGGCACTGGAGGCACTTGAGGCTGCGTTAGTAGCCGATGTATTTGCTTCTGATGCTTTAGTGGTTGCTGTTGATGCGCTTGTGCTGGCTTCTGAGGCTTTGGTAGTTGCTGTAGAGGCACTTGTGGACGCACCTGAGGCACTAGAGGCTGCTGCGGTAGCTGAGTTAGCTGATGCAGTAGCAGAGTTACCAGAGTTAGTGTTTGATGTAGCCGCATTAGTAGCTGATGTACTTGCTTCTGATGCTTTAGTTGTTGCTGTAGTAGCACTGGCTGCTGCTGCGGTAGCTGAGTTAGCTCCTGCTGTGGCAGAGTTAGCGGATGCTGTAGCACTGTTGGCTGAGTTAGTGGCTTGTGTAGAAGCTGTGGATGCACTAGCTGCTGAATTGGTTGCTGATGTAGCTGCTTCTGATGCTTTGGTAGTCGCCACAGTTGCCTGTGCAACGGAAGTGTCTTTACTAGCAGAAGATGCTGTAGCACTTAAAGCTGATTGAGTTGCCGCATTGGATGCGTTAGTAGCGGAGGTGCTTGATTGCCCTGCGCTAGTGGATGCGTTAGAGGCGCTGTTAGCTGCCGCTGTCGCTGAATCTGTGGCATTGATTGCCTGTTGTGTTATTTCATTGAGAGTGGAGTCTTGCGTTGAATCACCAGAACCACCTGTACCTCGGTATATCGCCATCTTGTTTACACCACTTCAAGAATTAAAAGAAAATAAAAGGGAACCGCAGTTCCCCTTTAGTGTTACTAGTGATGTTTAGCCGTTTACAGCCATTACAAAACCAGTCTCAGGACGTAATACCTGAGTGCCGTACAAGCGATCAGCAGTGTACAAGGTTCCTAAGAACTCTTGCTTGTACTGAGTCTGTGAACGTACACCTTGCTGCTCTGCAAGTACCATAGTGTCCTTGTGACACAACACAGCACCACGGATTTGACCGCCAGCAGAGTTCTCAGAAGCAGTCTCAAGAACAGGAGCGTTAGTAGATACCATAATGTCGATACCATACAACTCACCGATCTTACCATTCACAGTGCCTTGACCATTAACAAAGTCAGAGCTAACGTAACGATCAATACCCATGATAGCATTACGTAGTGAAGGTGGAATAACTAAAGAGCGTCCATCCATAGGGGTGTCTGCATCGTCCATCTTCTGTACCATGTCACGAAAGAAAGCATCGGTAAACAAGTCACCAACAACCATCTGGTCAACAGCGTAAGCCGTAGTACCTGTAGATGCGTCATTGTAGAAGGTAGCAGTAGTAACAAAGTTAGAACCATCACCATTACCGAAAGACTTACCAAGGGTAAATAGATCATCGTCTACTTGCTTACCTAGGGCATAGCCAGCATCACCAGTATAGAACTGACGTAGTGAAGCAAGTGCTTGTACGTTAGTAATATCTTCAATCATGCGTGAGTATTCAAAGTGCTTGTTAATGGTGACTAGAACTTCACCCTCTGTAGCGTTCTGAATAGTTACTGCTGTGTTTTCAGCCTTAGCTGATGCAACACCACGGGTAGGCTTAGGGATATGAATAGTATCGCCTTTCTTACCTTGCATTGCAATCTTCTTGACCAAAGGTGCAAGAACTAAAGTTTTCTCATATGCTGCAATTACTTCATCTGACCAAATTTCGGGGATGAATGTTGCTGCTGAGGTGTTATCTACCATACCGCCTGTGGCGGGATATACGGAAGTAGCCATTTTAAATTTCTCTCTATATTAGGTTATTTGACCCTCTTTTCAGCGTATGCTTTTTGAATATCATCTGAAAGAGCTAAGTAGCGTTCTGGGTCTGTTTTCATTAGTTTAATAATATCAGCTCGTCTATAGATTTTCTTGGAAGTGCTTGAGTCGGGATTGCCACGTGTGTAGCCATTCGACCCTTGGTTGACAGCCTGTTGCCTACCTTCTTTCTCAGACTTCAATGTTTGATTGATAGCACCTGAGCGATCTTTCCATAAAGAGAAAAGTTCATTAGCTGCTTCCATGTCAAAATGTTGGTCTGCCTGTACAAACATACGTGTCCTTACGGGTGAGGCTTGAATCCACTCAGCGAACTTGGGGTCTTTTACAATCTCAGGTATCTCTGGGTGATCTTTTTGTAGTACAGCCATTGAGGTTTGTTGTTTATAAGCTCTCGTTGACTCTTCTGCTGCCTTTACCGATGGGTGATTATTAATCGCACGTTCTATTGCTTTCTCAGGGTCAGAATAAAAATCTATGTCTTCATCTGTTTCGCTTGCTCCTTGTGCTGCTGGAGTTTGCGAGTCGAGTTGTGTGTTGATATAGCTATCGACTACTTTACGTAAGTCACCTACTTCTGAGCTTTGACGACCTAGGAGCTTTTCAGCTTCTTGGTGCATCCTTACTACATCTTCAAGTGATTTACCATTGTACTTATCAGGGACTGCCTCAGGTTCATTTGACGCTTGGTTTACCTCTTGCGGAGGTTCCACAGTGCCTTGTGTATCTTGAGCCATGTCGTCTAAACTATCAAAACGCTCGGATTGTAATTCCTCGTCTTCGAGGATAACTGCTGCCATATTAAACTCCGTACCTTAGTATTGTGGAGAGGGATTAAAAATGAAAGCTTCCTAAGATTAGGAGTTAACTTTCTCTGCTTGCACTCTGCCTCGCTCATGGTCTTTAACCCACTTTAGAGTTGCTCCAGCAAAGTCGCCAGAGAAGGGTTCTAAAGAAGAACGGGGAGAGGAAAGTTGTCTGGTTGCTAAGGCGTCACATGACTTACATTTCTGTGTGTCAGGTGAGCCTTTAACCATGTGTTCATTTAAGTGACCTAGTGTGCATTTGTAATCGTATACTTTATACATCAGCATCTGCACTTAAGGACTCTTGTCCTTGTAGATTAGTTTCTTCTAGTCTAAGAAGAGTGCCAAGGATATTAAGTTGGCCCTTACGGAAGTAAAGGTCTTCAATAGTCTTGACTTGTTCTACGGAATCAATGTTAGGAACTTGGAGTTTTAAGTCTTCAATCAGTAAACCCCAACCTTGCATACGGAAGAGGTCATTCATCTGCCTAAAGTAAACTTCTAATTCGTCATCTGTCATCTATACTACCTATTATACCATGTTTTTAACAAAAAGTCAAGATTTTTCTTTACTTTTCCTAGGAAGTGTGGTATTAGAGGCCACTGGAGACTCTAATGTTTCCACCTGCCCCTCTAGTTTGGCTATCCTGCTCAAAAGCTTGCTGTAACTCTGGTTGATTTGCTCCACTACTTGTAGGAGTTCGCGTTGGGATACCATTTTGTGTTCCTTGTGATTTATATTCGATTGCTTTATCTTTCAAAATGCGATCCGCAACAGCAAGCCTACGCTCAAATTGCTTATCGTCCTCATTTCCTTCTTTAATGTTGGCTGTGATGGCCTTAATACGTTCAATCTCAAGCTCCTGTGGGACTGCCTGAGTCTCTGCTGCTAACTTACCTGCTCTAGCATTAGATTCGTTAGCTTGGCTGCTTAAAGCGGCTGTCTGGGACGCTTGGAACGCCAATTCAGCTTGTCTAGTCTCTTCACCTGCTTTCTGAGCTTCTGGTGTAGGCTGAGAGGCCTTATCAATCAAGCCTATTAACTCTTCTCTATTGGCAACATTCATATTATCAACAATAGACTTAAGCATGACAGGGTAGTAAGGCGTATCCTTGCCCATAGTCTGCAAGAGTTGTACTAACTGGCTGACCTCATACTCACGTGCTATGATACCTAAGGAGCTAGTAGCACAGAACTTGTAATCAGACACAGGGTAAAGCTCAGGCTCATACTGCATATAACGCCAAGCCGCCTTAGATACGAAAGGTATCAAGAATGACTCTTGGAAGTTAACCAAGGTGCGCTTATGTCGTTTAATGATTGCACCTAGGGACATCGAAATGCCAGCAGCAGTTGCCTCACCATTTATAGAGCCTCCAACACCAGAAGAGTCTACGGCACCTGTCGATTGCTGTACCATAGTCTGTAGTGCTTGAGCCTGAGCAAAAGTTATTTGGCTTACGTTACCAAAGTTAAACGGATTAATGATTTCCTTTGGGTCGCCATTGGTTAATAGTATCTTACCAGCACGAATCTCTGGCTTAGTGCCTCTAGGGATGCGTGTAGCGTCCATAGCAAGCATAGGGTGTACTGTGAGTGCTAGGGCGTCTATACGTGCTCGTAGCTCTGCGTCTAGTGCTTTCTGGCTGTTGTAACCCTTCTCACATACACCACGGCCCCAGAAGCGGCTAGGTACTACGTCCCAAGGGAATGCAACTACAGGACGATCTTTCATCATGTATGGGCTAGGCTCTGCTTTAAGTAGGACAGACTCATTACCAATGATGACTACAGATTCAATGTAGTAGCTTTGTTTTTCATCATCATCTAGCTCGTAGTCAAGCTCTTTCTCAAGTAGATGCCTAGGCACAAGACCATAATACTTAGTTAATCGTACCTTGTCGTCTTGGTGTACAGTTAACTCTGAGTCAGGCTCTAGGTCAAAGTCTTCACTAGCGTTACCTAAGTAGCCATCACGATAGACACCAGACTCTTGTAGCTGCTCTACTAAGTGAGAACTGACAAACTCGTCAATAGCTACACCTAAGGCTTCCTCTACGTTAGTGGCTACAGGGTCAATACGAAAGTTCTGAGGTAAGATAGGACGTAGGCGTACTACAGTGCGCTTACTAATGTTAACACCCACAGCTTCCATAGCGCCACCCATGACTTCCTCAGTCGCAGGTTTCATCTCATTTATTTCTTCTAAGACTACTTCACCAATGCCATTACCAAAGACTGCTGAGTTAATTAAACACTCAGACACATCACGCCTAATCTTAGTCATGTCAAAGTCTTCATGTAGCTTCTTACGTAAGAACATAATGTCCTCAGTCTCTGAGTCGCCCATGTTATCTTTAATGTCAAAGTATTTACCACGACCAAAGGTAGCCTCTTCAATCTCTGCTACGTTAGACTCTACAGCTTGTTGTAAGGCAGGTGCAATAATCTGACTACGCTCTGCTTGTCGTGTCTTGTCTGAGGCATTCCAAATACCACGCCATAGACGATAGTATTCCTGATGCTTCTCACTATAGTTATTCTCGTAGTAGTCGCCCCAATCGTCCACTTTAGTGAGTACCCAATCTTCTAAGGATTGCTCAATAATAATTGGGTCTGTACTTTCGTTGTAATCGTTTTTCATATGTTTAGTATCCGCTGATTAAATCTAATGTTTCAAAGTCATCTTGTTCTTCAAAGTTGCCTATGTAAGCTACTTTAGCAAGTTGATCTACATAGGCTAGACTGTCTATTAGGTCATCATGTGTTAAGGGGTCAGGAAACTGGAATAGCTCGTCACAGAAGCGTGAATGCCAATCCTTCTTCTTCTTGTTAAGAGTTATACGACCATGCTCAAAACGTCCCTGTAAGGCCCACATAACCCTGTCAGTCTTCTTCTGGTTACCATGGGTTAGTTCCTCAACTCTAAAGAAGAATGACTGTCTCTTCATCATATCCATTAACGGAGACATAACAGCTTGTTTTGATATTCCTTTCTCAATACCAACGGATAAAGGTTTATAATCTTTTACTGCTTGGAATATTTTAGTTGCTGTTTCATCTAAAGTCCACCTGCCATAGATCATGTCCTCAACGAACCAACCCTCTTCATTGACAAAAACAATGGCTAAGGAAGAGTTATCCAATCGGCTAGTCTTACCTTTCTTCTTACTAACATCTTGGAAGCCAGCTAAGTCAATGGCTATGTAGTAGTCTCCATCACTTGTAGGCTTAGTGCCAAATTGGAGCCATTCCTCTTTAAACATCTCAGAACCTTGGTTCTTAAAGGAGGCCATAAACTCTTGTTGGAAAGCATGGGTTGACATACTCTTCTTAGCTACGTCTATTTCCTCAGGGTCTAAAGTTTCATTGTCGTAGCTTGTGAAGTGCCAAGCACTAAAGGTGACATCATCATCCCCACTTAGCTCTGCGTACTTGTATAAGTCATAGAAGTGGTTACGACCCTTGGGTGTGCCTATGAATAAGCAAGAACCCTTTTGGTCTGCTAATGCAGGTCTTAAGATTTCCTCAAACACCTCAGGTTTCATGTCTGCATATTCATCTAAGCATAGGAACTTAAGACTTACGCCACGCATTGTGTCGGGTCTATCGGCTCCCTTAAGGCTTATGGTTGCACCATTGACTAAGGTTATTTGCATATTGTTGATATGGGAACTACGGATTACTGGTTGGCCTAGCTCTACTAGAAGACTCCACATGATGTCTCTAGCCTGACCTTGGGTAGGTGCTACGTAGAAGACATGGGAGTTAGGCTTATCGGCTTGTAAGGCATTGACAATAAGAAGCCAAGCAGCTAGGCGGGACTTACCACACCTTCGTCCTGCGGCTACTACTCTAAAGCGAGTAGGGTCTGCCCATACTTCCTTCTGCCAATCTAATAGCTCTATGTTTAAGTCTGCACTCATATTATTTCGTATTCCCCTTCTTGGGCATCTGTGTCTTGGGAACCTGAGATGTCCGTAGAGCCTACGCCAGTGATGTTAATCTGTATGGATGACTTACCACTACCCTTAATGATTTCTTTCTCAAAGGCTGCTACAGGAGCTACCCTGTCCATTACAAGCTTCCATGCTGAGGCTTGGTTCTTATGGTCATTGTCTAAGGCTGCATCAAAGATAGCCTCTAGGACTTTAGCTGACTTAGGGGAAGCAAGCATCCTAGCTTTGTACTCATTGATAATTGTAGCGTCACCCTTAGGCCGACCAATAATACCCTTAGGTTTCTTTAGTGTTGACTTAGGTGGCCTACCTCTGCGTTTAGCAACTGCGGGTTCTTTTGTTATTGACAAATCAATTACCTCTTTGTTGAGATTGAGTCTTACTTAAGTATACTTAAGAATCTTTAATCAATTCATTATGAATAAACTGTAAGAGTCTTAAGTATACTAAAGATTCTTAAGTAATGCTTTAATTGATCATTAATGAATAACTAAAAGGTTCTTAAGAAGAAGCTTTACAACTTAAGTATATTATAACATATTTAGAGCAGAATGTCAATATATTTCTTGTGTTTCTTTTGTAACTCTATGTAACCCAATGTTCCTTTAGGTTACACATGAGAATAACTCTCATCCCCATGTACACCAAGGGTTTACCTGTGTTTTCTTTTGTAATCTTTTATTGACTTTTGTCAAAGTAAAATGCTACTTTTTTGTGCTTAGGCGCCTACCACACATTAGCAGCACAGGCGCCACGCCCCCGCCCCCAAAGTTATCCACAGGTTCTTAAGTTATCCACAGGTTACACACAGGTTACACACAGGTTATCCACAAGCCTCAAGGCACCTGAGTTATCCACAGGTTATCCACAGGCTACCTAAGGACTTGAGTTATCCACAGGTTATCCACAGGTTATCCACAGGTTCTTGAGTTACCACAGGTTTACTACGGTTGTCAATAGCGTGACTATTGTGGCTTGTGTAGTCACAGGTTTACAAGTGTGTGCCAGTGTGGGTGCCTATGGAGACATGAGTAACCTGTGCATAACCTGTACATAAGTCACATAAGTTATCCACAGGTGCCTGAGGCTTTATATAAGCCGTTCTAAGCGTGTTTAGTGTAAAACCTAAGCAAACATATGACTAATGTTTTTACGTCGATTCTAGGTTATTGGCACGATAGTTGCTTAAGATACCCGCACTACATTGGTGCGCCCTAGCACTACAATGGTGCGTGTCTCTAGCCCTTGCTATGCCTAGCTATCAGGCAATAGTGTCAATATAACGTCATATTATTGCACTACTATGGTGCATTGGTGCTATGCCTTGCTTATGCCTATATAGCCTCTAGCCCTTACCATGCCTACGTTTGCCATTGTTGGCACGTGTATTGCATTAAGTCTAGTAGCGAGGCATAAGGCCAAACGCACTACTATATAGGTAACACCATGACTAACTACACTACTGACGCACAAATAGACGCACAAGGCCTTAAGCATGAGGAATGGCTAGAGGCTAGCATGGCGGCTCAACGTCATATGTTTAACACTGCTAGAGGTAAAGGAGTGGCTATACTAGCGTGGAAGGATACAGACTTCCATGACGATCATCATTATGTAGTTATGGCTCAAAATCAAAAGCTAGAGTTTGTCACATGGGTATGGGCTAATGGTGGCTTCCATTGTGGTCACTACTATAACGATAATGAGCTAAAAGCATGGGCAAACTATAAGGAACGCACATAATGAGCGATATTAAAACACTAGACACTTTTGTCATTATACATGACATTTTAGACGCTGATAATTACGACGATATGTGCAAAAAACTATCTAATTTGCATTTAGAATTGGCACGTAAATACTATAAAGACACAGGGAATAAGATAGGCCCACAGGCTAATGTCGCCCTTACTACTACTATTGATTGAGGTATAAACCCATGACTACTAGCACACACTTTACACGTATGTTAACCAAACCAGAAACACAGGATATATTGAAGGCGCTTAGAAAGCGTGATGATATGGAAGTATCTAAAGTTACAGGAGGGTACTCTGTATTGGATAACGAGGGCCAATTAGTGCTCAGGGCCATGATAGGCACTAGAGGCTATTTAGTGCGCTTTAATAAAGGCTGGTTTAACGCTGACTAACAATAGATTTGTATTATCTAATTGGCTTGAGTTACACTTAGGCCAATTACATAACGCAAGCATAAACAATAATTGAGGTATCACCATGTTACTAGGCACCAACAAAATCAAGGTTAAAACTAAAGCACCCAAATCACGTGGGTACATTATGTATCAAGGCCCGTCTATGCTCACAGGCGCTGAAATTGTAGTCATTGCTACTATGCAAACCACTAATGATAAAACTGGCGACATGGTACAGACATGGATACTGGACGCGAATACAAACCCCGTGGA